GCTGGGTGGTCAATCACAGGTATCACATTAGCTGGCGTTAACTTGTTTCAAAATTTCTACATTAGACGAAATACCTCCAACTTTACAGAGGAGAGTAACATCGACCTAGTGAATGGTAGCTCATTTGTTACCTCTACAATTAACCTAATGTTTCATCGAAGAGATGCTGCAAAATCTCGTGCCATTAAAATCTTAGGTGGTGGACAGCAGTACCTTACTGCCATCATTTTGGATGCCAATGGTATTTATTGGTACTTCCCTTACCTTCAGGTAAGTGCAACAGGTGAAGGATCTGGTACATCTCGTGCGGATGGCTCTAAGTATTCCGTTACTTTGGTAGCTGAAAATGAATACCTAGCATATGAGGTGAATATGACCCCTGTACAATTGCAGGCAATCGGAGTACAATAATCAACTCCATATATATCTAAAGGCCCTCAGCAATGGGGGCTTTTTTTTAACATCTTATTAGGCATTCAATAATATAGGTATGATCTATCTAGAGCAGGGGGTGGTTAATCAAATCGTGTTGACCTTATCAGAGGTAACTACGGTGGCAAACCCACATTATTTGTTTGTTTTCACCAATGAAATGAATACAACTAGCACCCCGCAATTATTCACGGCACCTGATACAAGTGCCTATCCAGAAAGATACAATTTATTTAGCCTCAATGAACCTAATGATATATCATTAATCCAGGGCCAATTTACTTATCAGGTATACGAGAGTAATTTACCCTTTGTTTTACCCTTATCCATTGCCCAAACTACAGGGGTAGTTATTGAGGAGGGCAGGATGGTAGTAAGTGGTCCAGCAGGCAACTCAATATACGATTAATATGGCATGGTATAACGATATTTTCAAAAGCAAATCAAAAGGCCCCGAGGTAGTGGAAGGGTATCAATCATTTTCTACTCCATTCCTTCCCGTAGGCCGTGGCAATTTAACCCTACCGTATGTGAATGGTAGGTATGATACCAATAAGGAGGTACGTTTTGGTACGGATGGACTATACCCAGAGCTACTTAACCAGATGTATTACAGCTCACCTTTACATGGGGCCATTGTTGATTACAAAACAAATGCAGTAATTGGTGGAGGCTTTGCTTTGAGCACGGATAAAATGACAGCTCAGGAAAAACTAGAGCTCTATACCTTTGAGAAAAAAATCAATCTTAAGCACATTGTAAAGGCTACCACAAAACAGCTCATTCTACATAATCGGGTTTACTTTAAATTATGTTTTGATAAAAAACGGAAGCTAACTAAGATTGAAAACATCAGCCCTGAAAAAGTAAGGGTATCTAGGGATAGAAAGATGTACTATCTATGTGATGACTGGAGCACCCGTATTGATATACGAGAGATTAAACCCTACCACATCACCTGTACCGATGAATATCAGCTCTATTGCTATGAGATAAAATCGATGGGTCAGGATTACTATCCGCTACCTACCTATACAAGTGCTTTAAATTTTGCATTTCTGAGTGGTGATCTTTCCTATTTCGCAAAGAGTAACATTCAAAATAGCGTTTTCCCATCCTTTGCCATGATGTTCCCCAAACGACCACAATCGGAGGAGGAGAAACACATGATTAAGGAAACAATTGACAGGCTCAAGGGTGCAGCCAATGCTGGTAAGGCCGTGGCATTTTTTGCCAATAGCCAGGACCAGCTCCCAAAGATAGAGGCCCTTCCAAATAACAACAATGACAAGCTATTCCTGGAGGCATCACAATTAAACACGGAACAGATTTGCTTTGCTCATACCATTGACCCTATCCTAATGGGTATCCGTACGGCAGGAGCCCTGGGTAATGGCTCGGATATTAAGCAGGCTTACATTATCTTTGAGAAAAACGTGGTAATGGAGCTCCGCAATCAGATTACAACAATATTTAACGAGCTTATATCTATTGCTAGAATCCCTGCAGAATTTACGATTAATAACTTCCAGATCATTAATGAAACCATTGTTGAGCTGGAGGCGGATACTAGCAAAACCAATGACGCACTCAATAGCCTAAGCCCATTAGTGGCTACAAAGGTACTTGAGACCATGACAATTAACGAGATACGAGCTCTGGCATCCTTACCGCCAATAGAGGGAGGAGATGTAACACAAGGTGCAGCAGCATCACAACCCATTGTATAATGTTATATTTTATTACCGAAAATTACCTTAAAACAAATACCCCGATAACTGCTAACGTGGATGTAACAGATGTTACCCCATACATAGCTACTCAATCGGCATTAAGGATACAGCCTATCCTGGGTACTGTATTTTATAACCATCTATTGACAGCCTATAATGCTCAGACCTTAACCAATGATGAAATTGATTTGGTAGAATTTATACAGCCAGTCATTGCATGGAGGTCCGCAGAGGATGCCGTATTTGGATTGACCTACCAATTGAAAAACAAGGGCCTACAAACTCAAAACGGAGATTATTCTGCTAGTGTATCCCGTAGTGAGGTAGCCTTCGGCATGGAGCACTATGCACAGAAAGCTAGTTTCTTTGAGCAGAGATTGATCAGATGGCTCCTAGCTAACAAGGCACTATTCCCGATCTTTACATCAGCTCAGAATACTGATACCGACCTACGGCCAATGTTCAATCATTGCTCATGCATCAATGAATGGACTACAACCTGCACAGGGCTATGTGGTAACTTCCGTGAGAATGGCTATAACAACAGCATATTAATTCTGTGAGGGCACAGCTCAGCATATTACTTACATCAATCCAGGCAAAGTGGCCTGCATTAATAGCAACAATCATGGCGTTTTTTATGCCTATCTATGGGCTTTTATTTCTCATCGGCTTTGCCATTGTCCTGGATACCATTACAGGTATCTGGAAGGCCAAAAAAACAAAGGTACCCATCACTAGCAGGGCCCTTAGTGGTATTATTTCTAAGATGTTCCTTTATGAAATTACCGTTATTTTGTTTTATTTAATAGATTATTTCATCCTTAATGATATTGTTATAAAGTTTTTTACTGTACCTTTAATGCTGACCAAAGTAATGGCATTGATATTGGCATCCATTGAGGTGATCAGTATAAATGAGAATTATAAGGCCGTGCAAGGCATTGATTTATGGCAAAGTGCAAAGAGGCTGATGTCAAGAGCTAAAGAGATAAAACAAAATACAGACGAAATATGTACACCAGGGAACAAATCGAGCGAGCTGTAAAAGAGAAAGGATATAAATGGTTTGAGGATACCGCAAATAAGGGGTATGATGTCAATATAGTAGGCATCCGCAACAATGCCCCATCAATTGCTGATAAGGTTACCAATGTTTTTGATGATCATATCACCATAACCTATAAGGATAGCCTAGGTAACTGGAATTTCTTTTGTTGGAATGCCACAACAGATCCAGGCAAAAAGGGAGTACAGCAGTTTCATAATGCAAAAGGGGTAGCTAGATTGGTTCCTGGTCAATACAGAGCAACGTGGAAAATAGATAAACATCAGGGCAAATATGATGCACTATGCCAGAGGCTCGGAGAGGTTACTGTTTGGAGGGATGGCAACAAAGATTTAAAATTTGATGAGGTAAGAAAAGATACCGGTATCTTTGGCATAAACATCCACAAAGCAGGAACAGATAGCACATGGGTAGAGAACTGGAGCGAAGGGTGCCAGGTGTTCAAGAGAGTAAAAGATTTCGAAACGTTTATGTTTATATGCAAGAAGGCCGCTAAGATTCACGGCAATTGCTTCAGTTATACTTTACTCGAGATATGAGATACCTAATACCTTTAATATTATTGATATCCTGCTCAGCTCCTAAACGGGCCCAGTATCATTACAAGAGAGCCCTAGCTAATGGGCTTAAGATTGAGGTAGCTATTGATACAATCAAAGTGCTGAAGGTGGATAGCTTCCCTGTTATAAAGAATGATACCATAGTGTGGGAGAAGTATATTGCATATCACGATACGGTAATAAATTTCAGAACTGTTGAGATTCCTAAAACCCGTTGGCAAACCCGCATTGAATATAAAGAGAGGGTAAAGATTGAGAAAATCAAAGGAGCTACAGAAGTAAAAGTAATTAGAGAGCAGGCAAAGGTGGCAAAGGCAACCAAAGAAGTAAAGTACCGCACTAGATGGTGGCCTTTTGTTGTGGGTTTAATCATAGGTTTAATCATACCGTACCTATTACAAGGTGGCCTACTAGATAGGTTTGCCCTTTGGAGAAAATTATGATAAGAAAAAGATTGTTTTACGACATTGAGACCAGTTTCAATGTTGGGGTATTCTGGAGAACAGGGTACAATATAAATATAAATCCTCAGGATATAATCCATGAGAGGGCCATCATATGCATCTGCTATAAGTGGGAAGGTGAGGAGGAGATTCACAGCTTAACCTGGTCAAAGAACCAGAGCGATAAGTCCATGTTGAAGGAATTTACCAAACTATTGGCACAGGCTGATGAGATAGTAGCACATAATGGGGATAGATTCGACCTTAAATGGATACGCACAAGGGCGTTAATACATGGCATTGATGTTATGCCTCATCCGAAAACAATTGATACCCTTAAATTGGCTAAAAAGTACTTTAATTTCAATTCAAATAAGCTCGACTATATAGCCAAGTTTCTTCAGGTAGGGG